AGTTTTTCTGCAGAAATCCTTGTGCTGCAAGGGTTCCCGGTTAGACTTCGGGATTCTTGTTTTTTTCGGGATAAGGCTGGTTATCCCGAAATTCAGGATAATCAGCCCTTGAGCATTGCTGGTCGTCGCAAGGGGCTTAAAGGACAGAAATCTTCCCTGTTTTGGGAGGCAATCCGCATTGCGTCTGAAATGCTGGCGGCAACCGGCGGCAGATACCCGCGCTTTGTCATTTGGGAAAATGTCTACGGCGCTTTATCTTCAAACGGAGGTGATGATTTTGAAATCGTCCTCAACGAACTGTTGCACCTTACCGGGTCAAACGAGTTTATTCGACAGCACGGAATCTGGGGGGGCTTTGCAGGGTATGGAGAAGTTGCCTACCGTGTTGTCGATGCGAAATATTGGGGAGTGCCCCAGCGTCGCAAACGTGTCTATGCTGTCGCTGATACTGGTGGAGAATCCGCCAACGAAATACTATTTGACCGTAAAGGCGATGAATGGAATTTTAGACCGAGCCTCCCGGCGGGGAAAGCCGTTGCCGGACTTGCTGACGACTGCTATTGCTGGCATGAAAGAATGGTACAGGCAAAACCCTCCGGGGGGGCAATCTCGCCTACACGCTGAAAATCCGGCAAGGCTGTGACGGCGGCGGAAAAGGGGCACTGATACAGACCGAGCTTTCCGCCACCCTTGCAACCAACAACGATCAAACACTGTTTGCCCCGGTCACAAAGGAGTAATGAAAAATGCTGACACTTCCCATAAAGCAGGAATGGTTTAACATGATCTGCCGCGGTGAAAAGCGCGAAGAATACCGTGAAGCGACAGAGTATTACCGAACTCGCATAAATTCTGCCATAGTTGCCGACCCGAATTGCAAAGGTCAAGCATACAAGATTTTTCCTGTAAAAATTCGTGCCGGATACAATTCAAAAGCCCCAGCAGCCATATTGCGGGTGCATTGCATCTTCGGCAAAGGCGGTGTGCGCGAATGGGGCGCAGACCCGGACAAATACTACTATATCCTGCAAATTCTGCGCATTGAAAGCATTGAAAACTGGAAAGGTGGAAACATCCCTGCCGAACGCCTGCGCTGTGAAACCTGCCTGTATTGGGAAGATTTCAACGGCGTATGCTTTTGCGGCGAAAGCCCCTATTGTGCCGACTTCACGGACGGCGATGACGGCTGCTGTTACTGGCAGCAGAAAGAGCCTGCCACACAATCCCCGGCGGATACGGAGGGCGCAGAATGAGCAAAGCACAGAAATGGGGCGATTCCATCCGCGAATCCAAAGATTCCAAACGGAAAGCCCCCGAAACTGACAAATACTTTGGCACGATCTGCGTTTGCGCCCTGCGCTACTGCATGGGGCGTCAGACCTATATGCCGACACTGGTACAAGATTTCTGCCGCCGACATATTGCACGGTTCGACGATAACACTATTCGCACCATGATTGACGACATAGATTTTGCAGAACGCACAGGCCAAAGCATGGGCGACGATGAAATTGACCGCCCAGACTGGTACAGATTCAAAAAAATTCTTGAAAATGAAAAAGAACGGAGGGTGAACCATGCGACTGATTGATGCAGACAAAATTGTAGAGGTTGCCGAACACGCTTACGGTGAGTGGAACAAGGCAATGGGCGCGGCGGAGGGGCGGCAGATCAACCTTTGCTACAAAAAACAGGAACTGTGCAAAGCAGTAAAAAGTGTTGCCGATGATTGCCCCACCATTGACCCGAAAAATTCACAGCCCATTTTGCATTGGAAAAAGACAGAATTTGGGTATGAATGCCCTGTGTGTGGTGCGGAACCAGCGTGTTATAGATGCGGGTTGGTTGAACGGTCGAAGTATTGCTCCTATTGCGGTACACGGCTGTATGGCGATTAGTCGGCAGGAGGGCTATCAAGATGAATGACCCTTTAGAAAAACTGCTGAAAAAAATGGAGCTTTCGTGCTACGGCAAAGAAAGCGACCTTATCTACCGGGGCGATGCACTGAACGCGATTCGCGGGGCGTGTATCATGGCACATATTCCGTTCAATTCCAGCAGCCCAGAAGGGCGGCGCACGATTGAAGCCATAAAAGCGGTTTGGAAAGTAAAAAGCGCCTCCACCTCTTTGCACGGCGGCTGGAAGAACGCCAAAACCGAACCACCGCCGTCGAACACGGACGTTGAAGTGTATTGCAAAGCGCTGGGCGTTACAGTTGGGTATCACCGCCCTTTGATGGACGAATGGCTGACGGACGATCACCGCACCTTGCGGAACGTCACCCACTGGCGACCGATACCACCGCCACCGCCGGAGGCTGAACCATGAACAACTACACCTTGCCGCCCGGCATCGTCAAGGTCTGCGCAGGACTGGTACAGAGCGCCACAACAGAGCCGTATCTTTCCGCCCTGTGCGCCGCTGAACAAACCCTATTCGACAAATACCCGGCGGAACAGCAGCAAGAGGCACGGCGGCTGGTCGCTGCCGTAAAGGTGAACATTCGCCACCCGCGCAGACCCAGCGCCGCTACCCTGCTACGGCAGTTTGATCTAAGCGTAAGCGAAAGCACATTCAAGCGGTACAAACGTGAATACTGCTATGTGCTTGCCCGCGAATCGCACTTGATTTCAGATGCAAGCCCTAAAGCCTAAAATTTACAGTTTGTTCATAAAGTTGACCTGATAACGGATTTCAAGTGTGTTATAGTGAATTTGTCAGGTGGGAACACTGACGGCTTTTCTTCCTCCTAAGAGTGACGACACCCGACCCGGCGGGTAATCCGGGATACTGTGGTACAGAGTAGGTCAAGCGCACTGCGCGGCGGTTCGACTCCGCAATGTACCTGCCCGCTGGTTTGTGTATCACACATTCCCCGGCGGGTTTCCAATCAACCGTGTTCAGCATGAACACACTTCCCGAATGGTGACACATGGCACAGAGTTTTGCAGAAGCATTCTACAAGTCAACCCGCTGGCGGAAATGCCGCGCGGCGTTTATCGACGATCGGATGCGGATTGATGGCGGGCTGTGCCAGATGTGCCGCGACGAACCCGGCTATATTGTGCATCACAAAGTATGGCTGACGCCACAGAACATTGACGACCCTGACGTGGCATTGAATCCGGCAAACTTTCTATACGTTTGCCACGACTGCCACAACAAGATCGAGAACGACGGCGGCAATCTATATTATTTTGACGAACAAGGCCAGCCGCAACCGCTGGACGCAAGCAACAGCGGCAGCGGCGGTACTCCCCCCTATAAGTACCATAACCCGGTCTGACATAGAACCGAGGGAGTGAGGTACAAAGAACACACAGGTTATTTTCGTATGACCAGGGGGGGTATCAAGTAAAAATGAAGATTTGCGCCGGGTTCGCTGGCATCTGGCGGGAGGTGAAAAAACTTGCCGGACGAAGTAATCCGGGCGGTGCGGTCAATCCTTGACCGGGGCAACACCGCCGAAATCAAGCGCCGAAAAAACGGTGAAATCATCGTTTTGGAAGTGCGGCGAAAAGTGAAAAGCAGTGCGGTACAGCAAGTGGGCTGTACTGAGGGCCAAGTGGGGCCGTAAGCTATCGCGTATGTCGATGGCTTGCGGCCTCTTTCTTTTTTGGCACAGGGGGACGCTATGGCGGCGACAAAGAAAACCGGGACAACAAAAAAGACCAACAAAAAGGCGTCGGCCAGGGTGCTGTCTGAAAAGGAACTGCAAACCCTGATTGATGCTGTGCCGGATGCCCGCCGGAAACTGGCGGCAAACATCGTTTCGGAACTGGTCTGGATGTCTAAAATGATGGACACCTTGAAAAGCAAGGCTGATGAAATCGGCCCGCTGGAATGGTTCGTGCAGGGTGAACAATCCATGTTGCGGGAAAATCCCGCGCTGAAAAGCTACAACACCACGATCAAGAACTATGCCACGCTGTTGTCTAAGCTGACTGATCTGCTGCCCAAGGCGACGACCTCGCCGCCCACAAGTGATGCCGGAGATCAGTTTGATGATTTTGTTGCCGGACGTGACGCGGATTGATTCGCTACCCGCTTACTTACAACCCTATCCTTGAATACTACGCCGCCATTGAAAACGGACAGGTCACTGTAAGCAAGAAAGTTGCAACCGTATACCGCAAACTGGCGCAGGACGTTGTAAACGGCTGTGGTGAGTATGTCTATAAAGCAAAGCGCGCCAACCACGCGATTGAATTTATAGAAAATTTCTGCCGCCACAGCAAAGGCAAGGCGGGCGGCAAGCCGTTCATTCTGGAACTGTGGCAGAAAGCCCTCGTTGCCGCAATGTTCGGTTTCGTCCATGCGATAGACGGCACCCGGAAATACCGGGAAGTCCTGTTGGTGGTTGCCCGAAAAAACGGTAAGTCTACATTGTCCGCCGCGATCGGTCTATATCTGATGGTTGCGGACGGTGAACCCGGCGCAGAAATCTACGCCGTTGCCACCAAAAAAGATCAGGCAAAGATAATTTGGCAGGAAGCCCGGCGCATGGTTTGCAAATCGCCTGTGTTGCACTGGACGCGCAAGACCCCCAACGGAAAGATCAAACCGCTGGTTGCCGAAATGGTGAGCGAGTACAACGACAGTGTGTACAAGCCCTTGGGACACGACAGCGACACGCAGGACGGCTTGAACGTCCACGGCGGATTGTTGGACGAAATTCACGCATGGGCACCGCCGATGCGCGCGCTGTACGACGTTATTGTTGACGGCGTGACCGCCCGCGAACAGCCCATGATCTTTGAAACCACCACGGCAGGCACGGTGCGCGAGGGTCTGTACGATGATCTGTACCAAGAAGCCGAGAATGTCATAAATGGATATTATGACGAAAACGGCTACAAAAACGAACACTTCCTGCCGGTCATCTATGAACTTGATTCCCGCAAGGAATGGACGGACGAGCATTGCTGGGCAAAAGCAAACCCCGGTCTCGGCACAATTAAATCCCTTGAACAGCTGCGCGCCAAAGTCCAAAAGGCGGTTGCAAATCCAAAGTTGGTAAAGAACCTGCTTTGCAAGGATTTCAACATTCCTGAAACCATCGGCGAGGCATGGCTGACGTTTGAACAGCTGAACAACACCGCGCTTTTCGACGTCCACGCCCTGCACCCCCGGTACGGCATCGGCGGTGCGGACTTTTCCAGCACGACCGATCTTACCGCCGCCGTTGTCCTTTTCATGCTCCCCAACGACCCGCACATCTACGTCATGGCAATGTTCTGGCTGCCGGAAGAATTGTTGGAACGCCGTGTGCGGGAAGATCGCATACCCTATGACCTGTGGAAAGATCAAGGTTATCTGCGCACCTGCGAGGGCAACAAAGTTCGGCAAAAAGATGTCACGGACTGGTTTCTTGAAGTGCAGAATGATCTTGACTGCTATATCTACCGGGGCGGGTACGATGCGTGGAGCGCAAGCTATTGGGTCGATGAAATGCAAGAGACTTTCGGAAAAGGCGTGTTCACGCCGGTACAGCAGACAATGAAAGTATTGTCGCTGCCTATGAAACAATTAGGCGCTGATTTTGATAGTAAACTTATCGTTTACAACAATAACCCTGTGCTGAAATGGTGCCTTGCCAACACCGGCATTGTGGAAGATAAAAACGGCAATATCAAGCCCAACAAAACCAGCAAGGCGCGAAAGCGCATTGACGGTTTGGCCGCCCTGCTTGACGCCTTTGTGGTGTTTCAGGATTGCCAAGACGATTACAAAAGTATGTTATAGGAGGCTTACCCCATGGGATTCTTTCAGCGGTTACGCGCTGCGGTTGCCCGCAGCCCCACCAGCACACAAGTGAAAATGGTTACGGAGGCGGGCAACGGTCTGTATTCCTACGATGGGAACCTGTACAAAAGCGACATTGTGCGCGCCTGTATTCGCCCCAAGGTCAAAGCCGTGGGCAAAGCAACCCCGCGCCATATCCGCACCACTACCACCCCGGACGGCAAGACCACCACCCAGACAAACCCCGATGCATACATTCGGGCATTGCTGGACGAACCGAACCAGTACATGACGTGGCAGATGTACGCAGAGAAAATGGAAACGCAGCTGATCTTGAATAACAATGCGTTTGCCGTAATCCAGCGTGATGAAAACGGCTACCCTGTTGCCCTTTTCCCTTTGGTAGCGGATAGCGTGCAGGCCCTGTACAACAAGGCCGGTGAACTGCTGTTGCAATTCTGGCTGCCGAACGGCAGCACATGGACGTTCGCCTATACCGACATAATCCATCTGCGCAACGACTACAACGAAAATGACGTTTTCGGAACGCCGCCCGGTGCAGCTTTGCGGGATATTATGGAAGTCATCGGCACCACCGACCGGGGTATTGTCAATGCCGTGCGGAACAGCGCGGTCATTCGTTGGTTGCTGAAATTTACCTCCAGCGGTATGCGCCCGGAGGACATCAAGAAACAGACCGACATTTTTGCCGATGCGTTCCTTGATGCCAACAACAGCAAGGGTGTTGCCGGTACGGACGTCAAAGCCGATGCAATCCAGCTGGAACCGCACGACTATGTGCCCAACGCCCTGCAAAGCCAAAACAACATAACCCGCCTGTATAGCTTTTTCAACACCAACGAAAAGATCGTGAAAAGTTCCTTTTCGGAGAATGAGTGGATCAGCTACTACGAGGCGCAGGTCGAACCCGACCTGCTGCAATTTGCCACCGAACACACCCGCAAGCTGTGGAACCGGCGGCAGCGGGCTTTCGGTAATCGGCTGTATCTGGAAAGCAGCAACCTCCAGTATGCCAGCATGAGTACCAAACTTGCATTGCAGGCTATGGTTGACCGTGGCTCGATGCTGCCTAATGAGTGGCGCGCCGTCCTTGGTCTTGCCCCTGTTGCGGGCGGTGATGAGCCTATCCGCCGCCTTGATACACAGCCTGTCAAATACACAAAAGCGGGAGGTGAAAACGAATGAAACTGAATATTAAGGGCGTGATCGTGCCCAACGACTACAAACACGTCTATGACTATTTCGGCATTGAATCCACGTCCGCAAAGGACGTTTCGGACGCGCTGGATGCCGCCAACGGTCAGCCGCTGGAGGTGTACATCAATTCCGGCGGCGGTTATGTGCGGGCCGGCAACGAAATTTATACCCTGCTGTCGGAGTACGGCGGCGGTGTGAATATCAAGATCATCTTTGCCGCCAGTGCCGCCAGCATCATTGCCATGGCTGGGCACAGCGCTATTTCCCCGGTTGGGCAGCTGATGATTCACAACGTCGCCAGCACAGCCGAGGGCGATTACCGCGCCATGCACCACGCCGGAGACGTGCTGGAAACCGCCAACGATTCCCTCGCCAACGCCTATATGCGCAAGTCCGGCAAGACCCGCGACGAAATCCGCGCAATGATGGACGCGGAAACGTGGATTACTGCCCAGCGCGCCGTTGAATTGGGGCTGGTTGATGAGATCATGGGCGGCGACCTCGTTGCCGGTCTGGGCGCCGAACTGCTGCCCGACAGTGTTATCCAAAAGACGCTTGCCATGTTCCGCGCAGATAAAAGCGCCGAACTTGCGCAGGCGGAAACCGACTATCAGAATCTTCTCAAAAAGGAGTAACTAAAATGACGAGAGAACAGTATAACACCCAGCGCACCAAACTGATGAACGATATGCGCGCCGCTATCGACGCGGGCGACACGGCCACCGCCAACAGCTGCCGCGATCAGGTCAGGGCGTTGGATAACCAGTGGGAAACCGAGGCGCAGGCGCGCGCGGATTTTGCCGCGTTGCAGAACAGCGCCCGCAGCTTTACCCCCGCCGACGTGACCCCCGCCCAGACCAACGCTGCCCCGCAGATGGTCAAGATCAACAACTTCGGCGGTCAGACCGCCCATACCGACCCCAGCGAGACGAACGAGTACCGCACGGCGTTTATGAACTTCGTCTGCCGCGGAACCGAGATTCCCGCCGATCTGCGCGCCAGCGTGGCCCCGATGCTGAATGTGGCCGCTACCACGACCACCACCGACGCGGGCGCGGTCATTCCCACCACGATCACCCGCGAGATCATCCGCGAGATGAAGTCTTACGGCAACCTGTACGCCAAGATTCGCAAGCTGAATGTGCAGGGCGGTGTCGAGTTCCCGATTCTGACCTTGAAGCCTACCGCCAACTGGATTGGCGAGAGCAAGTCCAGCGATGATCAGAAGCTGACCGCCAACACGAAGGTTTCCTTCAGCTACTACGGTCTGGAATGCAAAATCGCACAGACCCTGCTTGCGTCCGTCGTCACCTTCGACGAGTTCCAACAGATGTTTGTGCCGCTGGCTGTGGAAGCTATCGTTGCCGCCAAAGAAAAGGCCATCATTTCCGGCACCGGCAGCGGGCAGTTCCTTGGCATTACCAAGGACACCCGCGTGCCCACCAAGAATGTTGTCGTTCTTTCCCCTGACGAGATCGGCGACTATTCCGCATGGCACAAGAAGGTCATCGCCAAGATTCCCAAGGCATACCGCAAGGGTGAGTTTGTCATGGCGCAGGGCACGTTTGACGGCTACATTGACGGCATGGTCGATAAGAACGGCCAGCCCATCGGGCGTGTGAACTACGGCATCGACGGTGGAGAGACGTACCGCTTCTGCGGCAAACCTGTGGAGACCGTCGAGGATGACATCATCGCCAACTTCGATGCTGCCGCCAAGGATGATGTCATTGCCGTGTACTTCAACCCCAGCGACTACGCCGAGAACAGCAACGGTCAGTTTGCCGCCGTCAAGTGGACTGACCACGACGACGACGCCGTCAAAACCAAGGTGCTGCACATCTGTGACGGCAAGCTGCTTGACCCCAACGGCGTTATCATCATCAAAAAGGGCGAAGCTGCCAAGGTGTAACCCCCGGAGGTGTAAACCGTGCTTGAACTTGCAAGAGTGTGGGTGCTGCGCAACAAGAACAACACTGCGTTTGATGATGAACTTACAGATTTGATTGCTGCCTGCAAAGCTGATCTGCGTAAACGTGGTGTCGTAAAGATCAGCGACGACGACCCGCTTATCAAGCAGGCGGTCAAGCTGTACTGCAAGGGCAATTTCGGGTACGGCGGCAGCGATGCCGAACGCTACCAGAAAAGCTATGAAAGCCTTGCGGTCAGCTTAAGCCTGTGCGGGGATTATCTGGAGAACTGATATGTATTTCAGTGATGAAATTATCCTGATCGACACGGACACCTCCGGCACCGATGCAATCGGCTTGCAGGCGGAAACCGAAACCGGGCGTACCACCGTTTACGGTGACATCAAAAGTGTAAGCCGGGAGGAATCCTTTACGGCGGGCAGCCGTGGGTACAGCGAGGTTGAAAAGATCGTGCTGCGCCCATGGGATTACAGCGGGCAGAAATACGCACTGCTGCACGGTGTAAAAAAACAGGTGTACCGCACCTATCAATCCAACCCGGACACGCTGGAGCTGTACGCCGCCACCAGAAAGGGCATTGTGTGAGTAATTCTATTAAGGTCAAGCCGGAGGAATTAGGGGCTGTTATAACGCAAGCCCTGAAAGAGTACCAACAGGAAGTTGCCGACGACATGAAAGCCGCGTGCCTGAAATGTGCCGAAATTGGCGCAAGTGATCTGAAAGTCACAAGCCCATACAGACGGCACAAGAAAGGCACAAAAGGCGGACATTATCGTTCTGGCTGGGACGTTTCTGTACTCTATGAAAGCAATTCCACTATTCGCGTGGCTATCCACAACAAGAAGAAACCGGGGCTTGTACATTTGCTGGAGCACGGACACGCAAAAATAAACGGCGGCAGAACCAAGGCTCTGCCGCACGTTGCGCCCGAAGAAGAAAAGTTGGCGGGCATGATTACGCAAGAGGTTGTGGCCCGCTTTAAGCGTTAGAAGTGGGCACCTGTTATTTCTACTTTTTCCTCTATAAAGCATCGGAACAGCTGTGCAGTATCTACACAATCACCGAGGGCGCGGTGCGCGTCCATTCGGTCAATGCCGTAGTAGTTGCACAGAGTCTCCAGCTTGTAATCTTCCACGTCATAATCTTTGTCGTAGTTGGGAGCATATCCGCCGATTTCCTCGTCATACTCCCACTTTGGCTTTTTCAGTATCTTCCCTGCAAGGATATAGGTATCAAAGAATTTGTGTTTAGGTGTTGTTACATCAAGCCCTGCACGGCACAGGAATTTCAAATCAAATTCAAGGTTGTGTCCAAGCAGGGGCATATCCCCGATAAATTCCTGCAAAGACGGAATGATTTGATATAGCGCGGGCGCACCCTCCAGCATTTCCGGCGTTATGCCATTGACTGACATAGCCTCCCGCGCAGAATCCGTTTCAAGTTTTTGCGGGGGGGGGTAATCATCGTGTGGAACACATCAACAAATTCATAATCCTTTACTTTGATTGCCGCAACCTCCAACACTGCATCTTTGGTACAGGCAAGCCCGGTGGTTTCGGTGTCTATAACAACAAAACTGCCCAGCTTTGCAGGGTCGCTTTTCGCTGTAATCCGGGAATATGTAAGCTCTTTCAAAAAAGACACCGGCTGCACGCGTTGTTTCTTTCCGTCTGTTCTGATCTGAAAGCGGGGCACGGAATCAAACGCCGCAATGCCTGCCTTGCGCTGGTTCCATTCCGCTTTCCTTGCCGCAATGTGAGCTTGCTTTTCTGCCTCTTCTTTCGCTTTGCGCGCTGCCACCATTGCCGCAACCTGTTCGGCTTTTGCTTTTTCTTCTGCCTGTTTCTGTGCTTTAAGCTCTTTATCACACTTCAAGCACAGTGAATCCTTTGTCATAAAGAAAAACAAGCCTTTTCGCCCACATCGTTTACATTGCCGCATAATCAACACCCTTTCGCATTTATTACTTACAGCATAGCAGAAAAGCACGATCTATGCAATAAAAAGATGAAACGGAGGTCTTACAGCTGACCCAAGCAGAATTAAAAACCGTTTTGGATTCCAGCGGGCTGCCGTTCGCTTACCGTGCATGGAAAAACGGTCACGCGCTGCCCTTTGGCGTGTTCTATTTTGAACGCGATACCCCTTTTGCGGCAGACGGTGTTGTGTACACCAAAAAGACCCGCTACGCGCTGGAACTGTACACAGCTGAAAAAGACCCCGGCGCAGAACAGCAGCTGGAAACCGCCCTGACTGCCGCCGGAATCTTTTACAGTAAGTCCGAAGAAATCTATATTGACGATGAACAAATGCAATACGTCATCTACGAAATTGAGGTGTAAAAATGCCTAAAGATAAAGTTTTGTTCAACCTGAAAAACGTACATTACGCAAAGCAGACCGCCAGCGATGACGGTGCTGTTACCTTTGCAACCCCGGTTGCCGTGCCCGGTGCGGTTTCCCTTAGCCTTGACGCCGAGGGTGACGTTTCCAAGTTCTACGCGGACGGTGTTGTGTACTACGTCTGCCAGTCCAACAACGGCTATTCCGGCGATCTGGAAGTGGCAATGTTCCCGGAATCCATGCTGACCGACATTTGGGGCATGACGAAAAGCAAGAACGGCCTGATCGTCGAGAACGCCAACGCTGCCGCCAGCAACTTTGCCCTGCTGTTTGAGGTGGACGGCGACATCACCGGGCGCAAGTACGTGTTGTACAACTGCTCCGGCACCCGCCCCGGCATTACCGGCAACACCAAGAACGACAGCACCGATCCGGACACCCAGAGTTCCTCCCTTACCGTGTCCCCGCTGAAGGACGGCACGATCAAGGCGCATACCGCCGACGATGCCACTGAAGCCGTGCGCAAGGCGTGGTACACCAAAGTTACCATGCCCACCGACACGGCAGAGTGAGACCCGGAATGCGCGGGTGTTCCACTGGAACACCCGCCTTATAGGAGAACAACATGGAAAAGACGATCAATATTGACGGCAAGGAAGTCCGCTTGCGGGCAACCGCCGCCGTGCCGCGCCTGTACCGCATCAAGTTCGGGCGTGACATCATGCAGGATTTGGCAAAACTTGCCGCCGCCTACGAGAAAGCCACCACCGAACAGGAACAGCTTGCCGCAACCGATCTGGGGCTGTTTGAAAGCGTTGCCTACATCATGGCAAAGCACGCGGACAAGGACGCCGTACCCGGCAGCGTGGAGGAATGGCTGGAACAGTTTGAGATTTTCGACATTTACCAAGTTCTGCCGGAGATCCTTGAACTGTGGAACCTGAACACGCTTACCACCGCAACCCCGAAAAAAAAACACGGATGACGACCCGCGAAATGACAACACCGCTGTTTATGCTGCGGTGTTGTCAGATGGGGATTTCCCTGCGCGATCTTGACCTGCTGACTGTGGGCATGGTAAACGATATGGCTATTGAACGTGAAAACGACGACTACAAGTGGCCTATCAAGGCTACACAGGCAGACATCAACAAATTCTTTGGATAACGGTGCAGTAAATGGTCTGCACTAAGGGCTGAATGGAGCCGCTTACGGAAAGGAGGCGGCTCCATTTTGGCTGCCAAAGTAAAGGGCTTGACCCTTGAAATTGACGGAAATACAGAGGGTCTTGAAAAAGGGCTTACAAAACTGAACAAGCCTATCAGCGCAGTAAAGAATGAACTCAAAGATGTAACCCGCCTACTTAAACTTGACCCCGGAAATACCACGATTCTTGCCCAAAAGCAGGAACTTTTAGGCAAACAAATATCTGCCAGCAAGGACAAATTAGCGGCATTACAGCAAGCAAAAAAGGCTGCCGACGATGAAATGAAGAACGGCACCGAAATCAACCAAGAGGAATACCGCAAACTGTGCCGCGAAATCGAAGAAACCAAACTGCGCATTGATAACCTTACCGATGCTTTTGGAAAATCCAATGTGGCAGCACAAAAGCTGGCTGTCGTCGGCGATAAGATGCAGACTATCGGCGACGGTATCAGCAGCGTGGGCAAGGCTCTTGCGCCGGTGTCCGCTGCTGTGGCGGGCGCAGGCGTTGCCGGTGTAAAGCTGGCGGCAGACTTTGAAGATGCCTTTGCCAAGGTCAGTACCCTGCTGGACGAATCCAGCACCGATTTTGATGCGTACAAGGCTGACATCATGGCGGCCAGCAGCGAAACCGGCGTGTCTGTCAACGACTTTTCCGAGGCTGTGTACAGCGCCATTTCCGCCAGCGTGGACGCGGGCGATGCCGTAGATTTTACGACATCCGCTGTCAAGCTGGCAAAGGGCGGCTTTACCGACACCGCAAAAGCCGTTGACGTTATGACAACCGCAATCAACGGCTACCAGCTGCAAGCCGAAGATGCAAGCAAAATCAGCGATCTGCTGATTACCACCCAGAACGAGGGTAAAACCACCGTTGACGAGCTTGCCTCCAGCATGGGCAAGGTCATACCTGTGGCGGCAGCTGCCAACTACGATATGACCGAGTTATCCTCGGCCTATGCGCTGCTTACCAAGAACGGTATTGCCACCGCTGAATCCGGCACCTACCTGAAATCCATGCTGAACGAACTTACCAAGTCCGGCAGCACTACGGATACCACCTTGCGGGAACTGACCGGCAAAGGCTTTGCAGACCTGAAAGCCGATGGCAATTCCACCTCCGACATTCTGAATATGCTTTCTGATGCCGCCGCCAAGGACGGCAAGACCCTGAAAGATATGTTCAGCAGTGTGGAGGGCGGTTCCGCCGCCATGGTGCTTGCGCGCAACAGCGGCAGCGACTACAACGAAATTTTGCAGACGATGGAGCAAAGCGCCGGTGCCACCGACACCGCCTTTGCAAAGGTGACGAACACCACCAGCCAGAAATTTGCGAAAGCGCTGAACGAACTGAAAAACAACGCGATTGACCTGATGGATAACCTGCTGCCGGTTATCACGCAGATCATCGAGGGCATTTCCGGGCTTGTGCAGAAATTCAGCGGGCTGGACGAATCCACCCAAAAAGTGATCTTGACCGTGGGCGGTATCATTGCCGTGCTGTCGCCGGTCTTGCTGTTCATCGGCAAGTTGGTGTCGAGCGTGGGAAGTGTGCTGAAAGCCGCGCCGGAGATCGTCTCCACCGTCGGCAAAGTTAAGGGCGCTATTTCCGGGCTGTTTGGTCTGCTATCTGGCACAAATCCTGTTGTGCTGATTGTGGCAGGCATTGCGGCACTGGTAGTGGCATTTGTAACCCTGTGGAACAAAAGCGAGGCTTTCCGCAATTTCTGGATAGGACTGTGGGAAGCCATCAAAAGCGTTGTTTCCGGCGCAATCAGCGGCATACAGGGGTTTCTTGCCGGTATGCAGGCGGGATTTTCCGCCGCGTGGAACGCGATTCAAACAACGGTCAGCACCGTTGTTTCTGCCATTGCCAGCGGTCTGCAAGCGGCATGGGCTGGCATTACCGGCGCTGTCTCCACGGCGCTTAGTGCAATTCAGGCTGTTTTCTCCGCCGTGTGGGGCGCAATTCAAGCCGTTGTCAGTGGTATTGTTTCCACTATCGCCAGCAATCTGCAAGCGGTATGGGGCACCATCGGCGACGGTGTGACGACCGCCTTTAACGGCATCAAAGAGATTTTTTCTAACGTCTGGAACTACATCAAAACTCTTGTGCTGGGCGTCGTGTTGGTGATCTGCGATTTAGTCACCGGCGATTTTACCGCCCTGAAAAGCGATGTTTCCAATATCCTGTCGGCGTTGTCCAACGCTGTTTCCGGCATTTGGAACGGCATCAAGGCGGTTGTCAGCGGCGTTGCAAATGCCATTGTCAGCGCAGTCTCCGCCGCATGGAATGGTCTGCTGTCTACAATCAGCACGGTTTGCAGCGCGATCAGCAGCACCGTACAAGCGATTTGGAACGGCATCAAGGCGGTTATCAGCGGGGCAATGTTGGCGATTTCCAGCGCGGTTTCCGCCGCGTGGAATGGGCTGCTGTCTATCGTCAGCAGCGTGTGCCAAGGTATCAGCAACACCGTACAATCCATTTGGAATGGCATTTTAGGCTTTTTCCGTGGGTTGCCCGGTACGCTTGCGAGCATCGGCAGCAGTATGTTCAATGCCCTTGCCAACGGCATTACCAGCGTTGCCGGGGCGGTCTACAATGCCGCCGTCAGCTGTATTACACAGGCAATCACTTACATCAAGGCACTGCCCGCGCAGGCTGTGCAATGGGGTTCTGACTTCATCAACGGTTTGGCGCGCGGTATCACGTCCGCCGCAAACGCTGTGGTGGAAAAGGTGCGCGGCATTGCCGAAAACATCCGTAGTATGCTGCATTTTTCCCGCCCGGACGAAGGCCCCTTGCGCGATTACGAGAAGTGGCCGGTTGATTTTATCCACGGCTACGCCGACGCCATGCGCGGCGCTATGCCGTACCTGCAAAAGACCCTCGACGGTATCACCGCTGGCATGGCGGTTATGGTAAACGGTTCGCCGCTTGCCACCGCTGGCGCGGGCGCGGGGGCAGTTACCAACAACACCACCATGAACCAGACTGTCAACATAACCAGCCCGCAAGCGCTGTCGCCCGGCGAAACCGCGCGGCAGACCCGCTTTGCAACCCGCGATCTGCTTGCCAAGTTAAAGGGGTGATTTTATGCGAAATTTCCTGCTGACCTGCAAGCGCGGCGGGGAAAGTATCGTCATCGGCTACCGCTGGCCGCTGTGGTTGGACGACGTGGACGGCCTTACAAAATCCGAATTTGAGGTTGAAACCGAAAAAGGCAGCGGTCAGGACGGCGAAATTTATAAATCCAGCACCGCCGCCAAGCGGAACATTGTGATCTACTGCTGGATTAAGGACAACCACCGCGCTATGCGGGAAAGGCTGTACAGCTTTTTCCTCCCGCGCGAAACCGGCACCCTGTACGTTACTGACGGCGACGTCACCCGCAAGATCGACTATGTGCCCGAATTTGTAGATGTTGACCCCACCGGCCAGCAGCGCAAGGCAACGATCAGCCTTATGTGCCCCGACCCGCAATTCAAGGATATTACCGATGAGCGCGTGGAAATGGCTACATGGGAGGGGCTTATCGAGTGGCCGGACGATGTGATGGAAATACCCGATGAACCCTTTGAAATGACGACCAAGCGCACCAACCTCGTTGTCACCATTGAAAACAGCAGTAATGTTACGCGCGGGCTGACCGTGCAATTCAAGGCGACCGGCACCGTATACAACCCCAGTCTATTTGAAGTCAAGCGCCAAAAGGGGTTCAAAATCCTGTGTGAAATGCACGCGGGTGATGTGCTGACCGTAACAACAGGGTTGAAAAACAAGCGGGTAAAGCTAAAACAAAACGGCGTTGAAAAAAGCGCAAATAATCTGTGGGTGTACGGCTCCACATGGCTGCAAGCGGAACCCGGTGACAACGTATTCCGCTATGACGCGGAAAGCGGCATCGGCAATCTGGAGGTTGTTGTGTCCAGTACGCCCGCCTATTGGGGTGTATAGCTTATGGAATTATATGTGTTTGCCGAAAGCGGTGAATTTCTGGGCGTGATTGACCTGTTTTCTTCCCTGCGCTGGCGTCGGCGTTATTGGGAACCGGGCGAGGTAGAACTGCACCTGTACGCCACCGAGGAAAACATAGCCCTGTTGCAGCCCGGCGTCATTCTGCGCCGGGTTGACCGCAAGGAATCTGCCCGCGTGATGGGCATTGACATCAAGGGCTACGAACTTACCGTGTCGGCGCGTATGCTGTCCATCTATTTCGGCATGGCGCTTGTAATCGGCTTGAAAAGCTACACCGGCACCCCGGCTGAAATCCTGTGCCAGCTTGCCGAAGATGCCCGCGATTCTGTGCCTGAACTGGTTGTTGACCGCGCCGACCTGCCCACAGGCGACGCCATCACAATACAGCTTGATTTCAAAAACACGCTGAAAGCAATGACCGCCGTTGCCAAAGCATACGGCCTGGGCTTTCGTCTGCTGTACAGCACGGAACAAAAATTCACGTTTCAGGTGTACGAGGGCGCAGACCACAGCGCCGAGCAGACGGACAACCCGGTCGTCTATTTCACAGACGAATTTCAGAACTTCATCGACGCCGAATACAGCCTTGATGAATCCGACTATTGCAATGTTGCGTATGCGCGCGGCAGCGACGGCACCATTGTTTCCATTGACCGTTCCAAAGGCGGCCGCAAGCGAGTGTGCTATGTTGATGCCTCCAGCGTGACCCCGGACGGCAAGACTGATTCGGCATACCGCGACGAACTGAAAACACAATGCGGCTGGGCGCTGTTCGACCACATCAAGACCGAGAACTTCACCGGCACGGCGACCGACGTTGAAAATTTTGTCTACGCCGAGGATTGGGATTTAGGCGACAAAGTAACCACCGGCGATTCCACCATCGGCAAGACCCTGACCGAGCGCGTGACCGAAGTTGAGGAAATCTACGAAAACGGCGGCGTTACCGTCTACCCGGTCACAGGTAAAACAAAATCCGAAACCTTAGATTTGGAGGATTTATAAATGGGTGAATGGAGTGGATTCTTCCCCTCGCACAATGGGGACAGAAAATATACCACCGCTGATACCGCTGCCACAACGGATATTCTGTTCCATTCCGGCGTGTGCCAGCAAGGTGATCTGACCCTTACCCCGGCGGGCGGCATGACCGCGCAGCTGGGCGAGGGCTGGGCTATTGTGAACGGCTACCACTACAAGAACGACGGCCCGCTTGTGCTTACGTTCGGCTATGCCGACGGCGCGCTTGACCGTATTGACACGGTTGTTGTTCGGCGCGATGTAAACACGCGGGATATTCACGCAATGGTCGTGGCTGGTACGCCTGCCATTACGCCGGTTGCCCCCGCTTACATTCGTGACGCCGAAACATACGATCTGTGCCTGTACTATGTCCGCGTTCCTGCCGGTGCTACCGCAATCACCTCCAGCATGATTACCGACAAGCGCGCGGATTCTGACCTGTGCGGGTATGTGTACTGCAAATTCAAGGGCATCGACCTGACCGTGATGCAGAAACAGTACGAAACGTGGTTCAGCGAACTGTCCGACACCGCGCTTGCAGATCAGGAGGCTTTTGAAAGCGAATTTGCAAAGTGGTTTGCCCACATGAAAGATCAGCTGACCGAGGACGCCGCCGGAAATCTGCAACTGCAAATTGACAAACAGCAGGAACAGATTGACGCGATCTTGCGGGAAGATGTACGCAAAGAGGGCTTTGTGGGGCATTGCTACAACGGCTTTACCCACTGTCAGCCGACATAAAGGAGGCTATATAGCATGAAAGGATTTCCGAAAACCATTGCAACCAAGGCAGACCTCTTGAACTGCCTTGCCATGGCGCAGGCAACGCCGCCCGCATTCCCTGTCAGCGAGCTTGCCGCCGCTATCGAACAGATTGAAGCGGGCGCGTACCTGCATTGCCCGATTCTGGGCGTTGACGGTACGACGGTAACGATTGGTTACTGCGCCGAAGCTGCCGCCGGTCAGACCACCGGCAACGGTGCCAAGATCACCGCCGTGGAGCATATCGAAGAAGATGACGCCACCGGCACAAAGCAGCTGACAAAAACTGCGGTGACGCTTGCAAAGGCGCTGCCGTCCGATACCGAAACCCTGCTGATTCCGGCACCCAGCACCGCCGCACAGCGCATGGGGCTGACCGCTGCCGAACTGAAGAATATTAAAGGTGTGGTGATGAGTTTATGAGCCGTTTTCTTGTGGATAGTCTTACCGACAAACGCGCCCTGCTGAATTGCAAGGTATTCGGCGCGCTGTCCGATGTGGTTGCCCCGGTCAAAAAGTACCTCGACGCAAACGCCGCAAAACAGATCACGGTATTTGCCGACTGCGTTTTTGCCCTGACCGGCGGCGGTGTGTTTCGGACGCAGAACACTGTGCTGACCGAGGCAAACCTCGACAGCGGCACTTTTACCGTCGGTTCGGACTACTATGTGTATCTGTGCGACCCCGGCAGCGATGCAGATGAAATCTACATTATTTCCAAAAACAGCACCTACCCCTCCGGCTACAATGCCGATACCAGCCGCAAGATCGGCGGATTCCACTTTGGCAAATGCCGCAAATCGCTGTCCGTGTCCGACGTCTATGACGGCATCGTGCCCGCGTCCGTGTGGACGCTGCTTTGGCGGCCGGCTTGCAGCCCGGAGGCTATGGTTTACATCGGCGGCGGCACATGGCTTGACATCTATATCAACAGCGACGATGCAAACGGCGGTCTGTTGAGTAAGTACAACGCCACGCCCATTACCGGCACCGAGGGGCTGAACTGGTACATTGCGCAGGAACGCTTGCGCCGCGTGGGTAAGCGTATGCCGTCTTACGGCGAGTGGTGCAAGGGTGCCGAGGGCAGTCCGCAGGGGCTTGATGCCAGCAACGCAAACGGCTGGACGGCTACCAGCAACACGGCGCGGCAGCTGACCGGCTATGTAGCCAACGCAACAAGCCTGCTGGGTCTGCGTGACTGCGCGGGCAACGTGTGGGAATGGCTGGACGAACTTTGCCTTGAACCCACCGCAAGCAGCTGGAACTGGTACGACGTCGTACCCGGCTACGGTCAGATTTATATGCCGTCCGATACCGCCCTCCACGCCCTGGTTGCTGGCGGCCACTGGAGCTACGGTGCCCGCTGTGGTGCCCGCACTGTGAATTGCCACTATTACCCTTGGAGCGTCGGCACCGCTGTGGGCGTGCGCGGGGCCTGTGACGCCGTTTGACCGTTTTGCCCCGCGAAAGCGGGGCTTGTGAAAAACTATGAATCCACTTGAAACAGAACAACTAATTTATGATTTTGCACTGTACATCTACCCGATCTTGAACAACTGGCCTAAAGCGGAGAAATTCGCCCTTACCAACAGGATTAAGAATTGCATTTTCACGATGCTGGAGGAATGCGTTGCCTTGCGCAAATCCAGCACGAAGAAAAGCCATGCTTATGCCATTGACCGGGAACTGGATATGCTGCGCACCTACTTCCACCTCGGCTACGACCTGAAATATTGCAACGCCCACCGCTACGAAGTGATTGGGCGCAAGCTGGCGGAGATTGGCGGCAGAGTTGGCGGGCTTATCAAAGCCATCAACGCAAGACCATAACCATGGGCTGAACCCTTATTTTCCCTCCACGCCCTGATTGCTGGCGGCAACTGGAACAACGGTGCCCACTGTGGTGCCCGCACTGTGAATTGCAACAATTACCCTTGGAACGTCAACACCAATGTGGGCGTGCGCGGGGCCTGTGACTTCTATTATTACGCGGGGCAGATCGGTATGGTCAAGGCTTTACCGACAGACTTTTCAAGAAGTCAGAGGATTCGGCCTGTTCGGGGCAATACCCGGCAAACATCAAAAAGGACGGCTGCCGCAAGTAGCCCATGCAAAAGAGGGAGCCGTGTTGCCTTATGGGGCACAAACGCATCAATAACATTTACGATCAAATTTACACCTATGAAAATCTGCTGAAAGCATACCGAAAGGCACGCAAAAACAAACGATACCGCACCGAGGTACTTGCCTACACCGCCCGCCTGTCGGAAAACCTTTTGGAATTGCAGGAAGATTTCAAGATGTGTACATACCACCCGCAGCCTTATCGGTCTTTCACCATCTACGAGCCGAAAGAAAGAATCATTCGCGCCCTGCCATTCAAAGACCGAGTTGCCCAGCACGCCCTCTGCAATGTCATTCGCCCGATCATTGAACGCGGGTTCTACGCCCATTCCTATGCCTGCATTGATGGGCGCGGCGCGCACAAAGCAAGTCATGACCTGTCACGCTGGTATTACCGCCTGTACAGGGAATGGGACGGCAATGTGTGGGTGCTAAAGGGCGACATTCACAGCTATTTTGCGAGTATGTCCCACGACGTACTAAAGTGGCAATACCGCAGAGAAATCAAAGACCGGCGCGTGCTTGCCCTGCTGGACTGCATCGTAGATCACAACGGCACCGGCGAGCCTGTCGGCGTACCTGTTGGTAACCTGACAAGTCAGCTGTTTGGCGGTATGTACCTGACGCCGCTTGATCGTTTCGTGAAAGAAACCCTGCGTGCAAAATGGTATATGCGCTACATGGACGATTTCGTCATTTTGGCGCGCAGCCGCCTCGAACTGGTTGAACAGCTGGAAAAGATCACCGAGTTCCTACACACTGAACTGCGCCTTGAATTGAACCCAAAAACAAAGATTTACAAACCAATGCACGGAATTGATTTTGTAGGGTATCGGCATTTCCACGATTACCGCCTGATACGCAAGGACAGCATAACCCGCTGCCGCCGACGTATCCGCCGGTATGCCGCTGGTGAGGTCAGCTGGAACCAACTGCATGAACAGCTTACCAGCTGGACAGGACACGCAAGCCATGCCGATGCCTGTGGAATCGTCCGTAAAATCTGGGCAGAGGCGCTTGCCGCAAAAGCGGCGCGTGAATCTGCCAACAAGGACGGTGAAGCCTATGACGGCGCGAGAGATAGCCCGCGCAGCGCTTGATCTTGCCGATGAAGCACTTGCCCTTGCTGAACGCAAGGACAGCTGCACAGGCGGTCAGCGCCGCGCGCTGGCTGATTTGGAATTTGAATATGCAATCGGCATATTCCAAACTACGAACCCGGAAATGGAGGTAAAAAACAATGCGACTTTCCAACGGTGAAGTTCTGCTGCACTGGCCGCTTGACATTCATGTGCTGACACAGGGCTGGTATTACAATGACGGCTCCCTGCATCAAGCGGTTGATCTGCGTACCCAGATCAAAGGTATGTATATCCGCCCGGTCTATGCCGCCGAGGACGGCACGGTCGATCAGACTCAAAACTGGGATGGGCACACAAAAACAGGTATGCAGAGCTATGGAAATATGGTGCGTATCAGACACGCCGACTACAAAAGCAAGACCTTGCAGACACGGTACGCCCACCTGTCCAGCTATTGCGTCAAGTATGGCCAGAGGGTCAAAGAGGGAGAGCTCATCGGTTTTTCTGGCGTTAGCGGCAACGTATACGGCGCGCATCTGCATTTCGAGGTTATCCTCAACGGAAAACGCACCAACCCGCTTACATGGCTTGACGCTGATTATACCCTTGCCACCGGCAAGGAATACCAGTTCAACAAGGGCGAACACAGCGTTATTGTGCCCACTGCCGATACCGCAGACAAAAAACTGCAAATCCCCACCATCGGCCCCATGAGCAAGGGTGACTATGATGCCCTGCTGAAAACTGCCGCTGACAACGGCAGCGCGCCGACCCTGTACACCGTAACCATGCAGGCGATGTCTACCGCTGCCGCCTCTGCCTTACAGCAAAAGGCGGACGCACTGGGCGTCCACTACACAAGCAAATGGGTGGAGGACTAAACCATGCAGCAAATCATCTTGCAGATGTTGCCGGGGCTGTTGACGTCGCTTGTGACAGCCCTTGCGGGCGCTGTGGCGGGCTTTGCCCTTGGGCACAGGAAAGCAGCCGAGAACAAGGACAAAGCCATGGAAAGTGGCGTGAAAGCCCTGCTGCGCGGGCAGGTAATGTCTTTGGGCTTGCATTATATCAGCAAGGGCGTTATTCCGCCCTATGGTATGGAAACCCTGCGCAATTACTATGACCCTTATGTTGCCTTGGGTGATGGAGACCCCTCTATCAAACACATCATGGCAAACTGTGAACGCTTACCGGCGTGTTCCGCCGGAAATAAGGAGGAATAACCCATGAAAAAGAACTACCTTGCAGCTCTTGCGAAAGCCGCTGCCGTGCGCGCGGTCAAAACCGTTGCACAGACCGCTATTGCCACAATCGGCAGCGCCGCCGTTTTGGGCACGGTTGACTGGCGTATTGTAGTGAGCGCGTCCGCCTTGGCCGGTCTGCTGTCCTTGCTTACCAGCATTGCGGGCTTGCCCGAAGTGCCTGACAGCGACGGCGACGGAATCCCGGACGAAGCGGACGACGACTAAAGAACACGGCAGACAACCCATTGCGGGAGGTCTGCCGTGTTCTTTTATGCGTTTTCTTCTGCATTGCCATCTGGCACAGCATCGGGAACATATTCCATGAGATCACCGGGCTGGCAGTTCAGCAGGGCGCACAGCTTGTTTATTGAGCGATAATCAAGTCCACCGCCTTTGCCAAGTTTGTCCAGAACGGACGGACTGATTCCGTTTTTTCGCAACCAGTATTTGTTATGGCCCTGTTTTGATAATTGCTTATACAGCCCTTCATAAGTTATCATATAAACACCTCGCTATAAAGTGGCCTTTTTCAGTATCCCTATTATAGCACAGGAGAGTGTACTAAAGCAAGTACAAAAATACACAATAAATTGTATTAAAGATAGTGCAATTTGCGCATTGCATTATTGCACTAGATATAGTACAATATAAACATAGCAAGGGGCGGTACAAATAGAAAGGAACCGCCAAAATGAAAAGCAAAGAATTTGAAGCACTTAGCAAGGAATCCCAACAACAATACTTCCGGCTGTACATCGAATTTCTAAAGCTAAAAAATAAAAAGGTCAGACGGACACCCTGCGAAAAGTAACCATCTAACCTAGAGAACAAGAAACGCAACCGCCCCTTGCTTATTTTTTATTATAAACATATTGGCGGCGAAAATCAAGACCGTGGAGGGTCTGTTGTATGAAAAAATCATTTTTATCTGGTTATGCCGTACCCGAATGGCTTGCCGATGCCTGCGCCCGCGAATGCGCCCGCGGCTTTTGCGGTCATGCTGTACTTTCTGTCCGTCAACTGGAATTTCTTCTTGCGCTTGCACAGGGCGCGGCAGAAATGATTTAG